TTGATTCATCACACACAACTAGGAAGTCATAAAGTGCTCTTTGTCCGACTAATTCTAATAGTAGTGCATCTACTTGCTGTTTCATCTCATCACGTGTGATCTTATCATTTGGCTCAAAGATGAACGGTTTAGCAAGTTTGTTTAACTGTGAACGTAGGAATATTACAAGTCTTGCTACGTTAATTCTATCTAACGCACTTGCATTTCTTGCTCTAGTTTTCTGTCCAAAGTTAACAAGTCCTGCACCTGTTAAGAACGTGATTGGGTTAATGTTTAGTGAATATAATGTATCACGTTGACCTTCGTTCAACGCTACACTTACAAATTCGCCTTCACTGTCAATGTAACCTGCCGCACTTGCATTTGAAATGCCACCACGTCTTGTACCTGCTGGTGCAAACCATGGAAACGATACTTGATCACTTAGTGCTAGTGTTCTTAGTATACCATGTGAAGCTGGAACAACTACGTTGTTACCTGCGTTATCACTAGTAAACAAGCTAGGATAAAATACACCTAAGTATTCATCTCTACTTACTAGACCATTGTCATTATCTTCAACTGCAAGGTTAACATTGTTACCCCATTCGTTAATTGTTGTTGCATCTGGTGTTAGTCTCATTGGACTGTCACCTACGATAAATGCTGTTAAGCCTCTATCATTGTTTAGTGCAATCATTTCACCAATTAGTTCTGGATAGTTTGGAGTAGCCATTACGTTAAACAGTCTAGACTCATCGTCTCTAATGTCTTGGTTGCTGTTAACAAGTGCTTGTAGTGCTTGTACAACAACTTTACGTTGTGCTTTACGTCCAAATGTACCTGAACCGTCTTCTTGGTTAGCTGATTCTGTTACCCAACGATGTGTGTAGTATGCATCCATTGACTCATCGTTAAAGCGTTCGTTATCATTTGCAGTGTTAATGTAGTTACGTACAAATTTCTTAACGTTGAATCCGCTTCTACGTAAGTTCCATAGCAACATACCTTTTGGATATAGTGCTGGATCTGGAGCATCAAAATCTAAGAAGTTGCTAGCCATTAAGTCTGCAATAGTTGCCGCTGTACCGCTGTTAGCACCTGTTGTGCCGTAACGTGCATCAGCAAATAATATGCCGTCTTCTGTTGTTTGATCGCCTTTGTCTACTAAGTTCCATTTTGCTGTAGAAGCATTGTACTTGTAGATTGTTGGATAGTTTTCAATGTCTGCTGTATCAATCCAAAGGTCACCTGTTTTTAGATCTGTTCCATCTGATTGTTTAGTTGGCTCAGTAGCAGAAACAATTGGTCCTGCTGGATCTGTTTTTTGTGCCGCATCTGCATTGTATACTGGACTTGTTGCGTCTTGGTATCCAACCCATGTGCTACCGTTGTGGATCATAATGTCCACTTCGTCAACAATTGAATTGTACCAAAGTGTGCCGTTTGTAGCTAGTGCATTTGGAGCATCTTCTGATGCTGTGTAACTTAATACTTTCCAGTTACTTGCTACAAAGTCAAATGTACTGTCACCTGATGGTGCCGCATATAAGTTAGGTGTACCTGAATTACTATCAACAAATGCACTGAATCCTAATGTTGTTAAGAAACTTGCTGTGTTAATTAATCTAAAGTCACCTGCTTTTGCGTGTGCAATTACAACTCTGTTTTGTGCGTCAACACTTGCACTTACATTTACTAAACCAGCGCCGTTAATGCCCTCAGCGATAGTTTCTGCATCACCCGTTGTACCGTCTAATGTTACGTTAACTGTTTTAGTTGCACTTAAAGATGAACTTGCTATTACAGTTTCTGCAATTCCAAATTGATGTGCACCAGCGCCAAACATGCCAGCAGTCACAGCCGAACTTGTAATTGTAGTTGGACCTGCACTTGTTCTTCTATAAATTTTGAAGTCAAACAAGTTAGTTGAATCTTCACTTATGTTGGTTTGAGCGTACAGAGTACCAACTGCTAAGTTTTGTCCACCACCTGTTTTGTCCATTGTGTTTAATGCAACGTTGTTGTCAGCATACATAGGAACTGGAGAGTCTACCCATAATTTAGTAGTATCATTCCATACCTTAACTCTTACTTTAGCACCTAAGTTTGGATCTGTAGTTTTGAACCATACTGACCCAGTTGGTCTTGTTTTAGTGTCTGTAGTTTTAAACTCTGGAACACTAGTATGAGGTGCAATGCTTAGTGCTGGTGCAAAATATTCACCTGCTGTGATACCTAAAGTAGCTAACGGAGTACCAGTACCATTACCGATATCTATGTTTGCTAGTGTACCTGTTTTCTCATAAGAGCCATTGCTGTACAATGTTAATTTGTTATCTTCAATTTTTGCTGTTACACCTGTTGTGTTTGTAACTGCATTGATGTATCCAATTATATTTGTTAATGTTGGACTTGCATCACTAAACGTAATTGTTTCGCCGTTTAGCGTAATTGAATCGCTTTGATTGAAACTTGCCGCGTTGGATGCAACACTACCTTGTATTGTTTCCCAACTATTTTTCCAAGCCGCAGAACCTACTTTTACCCATGCATTGTCGCCGTTTTTGTAGTAAAGTCTATTCCATGTTGTAGTTGCTACTAGTACATAATCGCCTATTGCACCTACGCTTGGTTTTGGATCGCCAGTTACATCGCCGCCTACTAGTTTTGATTTATCAGTAATTACTGTAGGTACTACGTTTGTAAATGTTTGTCCGCCTGTAGTTGTAATAGCGTTACCATTCCATTGGAATAAACCAAATCTCGAAATTTGTGTGTCTAACCAGTATGTTCCGTCTGCTGGATTTGCACTTGGTGCATCCGCTGATGGATTTAACTGTCCTGTGTCGACATCTGCTCTTACAACAAACGCTCTGCTTGCTACACCTAAATATGAGTAAGCCGCTTGTAGTCCATATTCATTAAGCTCTCCGCCATGAACTGGATTGTTATTTGAATCAATTTGAAAGCTAGGGTCGCCAAATAAATCTGTTAGCTCACGCTGTGAAGTAACCAAGAAAGGTTTTCCAGCATTCGCTTTTGTAGTCGCTGTAGCAGTGCCTGTCCCTGCACCGTTTGTTTTGTCTTGTCCAGATACTACAAAGATCATTGGAACTGTTCCCGGCTCTGCAGGGGTGTAGAAACTTTCGTCTATTACACTAACCTGTACACCTGGTGATACTAATGCCATTTTATTTCTCCTGTACGCATTTTGTTATTATATGTATTTATACATTCTCAAACAAAATGTACGTTTATATGCCTAAGAAAAGGGGGTAAAAAGGGCACCTTTTACGTAAATACATATATGAGACCATTATGCCAATGCGGTTTTAGACCGGCCGCTGTAAACTATAAAAAAGGAAAGAAGACATACTATCGTAGACAATGCGAAGTATGTTTACATCATGGTAAACTAAAATATGGTATACCTAGATGGCGTCAAGCAGGTTATAATAAAGAACAGCGTTGTGAAAAATGTGGATTTAAGGCAATTGATCAAAAACAACTAGATGTGTTTCATATAGATGGCGATTTAAATAATTGTAGGCACAGTAATCTTAAAACTATATGTGCTAATTGCCAGAGGGTGCTTCAGCGTGAAGGCGTTCGCTGGAAGCAAGGTGACCTTGTACCAGACTTTTAAGTTGTTCAATAGTTCCATTATTATCTATAACATTGTTGAAATCAACGTTTGCCCATTTCCATTCTGAAGGGTGTACATCTTTAGGTTCAACACCAATATCTTGATACATTCTAAACCATACAGGATCTGCACCACGTCTTACACGCCATACTTCTCCATGTATGCTTTTAATCATATTTGCTTCATTGTCAAAACGTACATCAGGAATAACATAGTTCCCTGGGTTATCAATAATGTGTTTCTTAACAAGACTTACCCATATTCCGTCATAGAATCCGTTACGCATACATTCTGTACCAAATAATTGTAATACTAATCTAGGAGTAACTACAGTGCCTGTTTCTGCTGTCCAAAATTCGTCTTTGCGTTCACGCCAAACACGACTCTTATCTGAATCGCCTTCAAGCATTTCCCTGTCCCAACCAAATACGTTGGCAACACCATCTTTTAATTTGTCTGCAAATGATAATTTTTTGTAGCCGTAGTGTTCAACTAGTATATCCGCTACTGTTCCTTTACCACTACCTATTAAACCACAAATTCCTATAATCATACGTAACTCCACTGTAGAATTAATATTATATAAGAAATTTATCTAAATGTCAAGTACTTTTTAGCCGATTGTGAATCCGTAGCCTACACCGCCTGGAACTGCTAGTGCTACGTCAGCTTCTAGTTTTTCCATCTCTGCTTGTGCTTCTGCTTTGAGTGCATCACCATTAAGAGCAGATCCGCCTTGTGGGCCTGCAATAGTAGCAAATTTACTACGAGCTTCGCCTAGCATAAACTTACAACCTGCAAGTGTGTAATCTTTTATCCACTGTATTGCTAGATAATCTTTCAACAATTCACTGTCTGGTCTATAGTTGTATGCATAAAGAAGTAGCTCTTCTTCTGCTCTAGGTCTTTGTAACATAGTAAGTTTTTTTGTTGTGCTATTCCAATTGAATTCAATAAATGACCCAAACATTCTTCCTACAAGTTCTTGGTAACTAGCAAAAGCATTATAGGTTGCTAAGCCGCCTGTGTTACTACTTGCAAGCAAATATGTATTTGTATATGCTAAGTTGAAAGGTTCAAAAAGTGTTCCGCCGTCGCCTCCACCTGTACGTGATCCAATAGATCTACGAAATATTTTTCTAACTTCAATTACTTCATTTGGTAATGTATATTCGTTTTGATCTATTACTGTTGGAAGAAAAAGATATGATTCTTCTACTGAATTATCACTACGCTGTCTGAATTTAGTCAGTGCTTTTGTTAATGCTGTTTCATAATGCACTGGATCTAGTTCTACATCAATCATGCCTCCGCCTAGAAAGGCTTCAACGTAGTCAAATATCTCTTTTTTCTGTGTTTTTAAGTCGGCCATAGCTATTCCTTTTGATATAGTATTTATCGTTACGATAAATATGTTTATGCCAAGACTATCTTTATATAAACCAGAAAAAGGCAAGGATTACAACTTCCTAGACAAAACTATAACAGAAATGTTTACAGTAGGGGGTACAGACGTATTCTTGCACAAGTATTTAGGGCCTAAAAACCCAGACGAAGCAGACGCTACAGCAGGAGCGCCTAGATATGACGCTGTGAAAGAAACAAACATACAGGATATGATATTTCTTGAAAATAGAGATAGAAAATATGATCCAGATGTATATACATTGCGTGGTATCTATAATGTGCAAGATGTTGATTTTGATCTAAGTGCATTTGGCTTATTTCTACAAAATGACACACTGTTTATGACAGTGCCAATCAATTATAGTGTAAAAACTATTGGTAGAAAAATAATGCCAGGTGATGTAATTGAATTACCCCACATGAAAGATGAGTATGCGGCTAATGATTTTAATGTAGCACTCAAAAGATTTTATGTAGTAGAAGACATCAATAGAGCAAGTGAAGGTTTTTCTCCTACTTGGTATCCACATTTATATAGGCTTAAACTTAAACAAATAGTTGATAGTCAAGAATATAAAGAGATACTAGACTTGCCTAGTGAAGAAGGAAGTGATAAAACACTTCGTGATGTGCTTAGTACATATGAAAAAGAAATGCAAATTAATAATGCTGTTATTGCACAAGCTGAAGCCGACGCACCGAAATCGGGCTACAATACACAGCACTTATATACATTGCAAGTTGACGATACAGGAAAGCCTGAATTAGCAACAGTTGATACAAATGAAATAGATGCTAGTCATGCAGGTGCAAGTTTTGATGCAAGTAGATTAGATCAAACACCTGAACGTGAAGGTTACAAAGGATATTTAATTGGTGATGGTATAGCACCAAACGGAGAAGCATTTGGACATGGCATAAGTTTTCCTACACAAAGCGTTGAAGGAGATTATTTTTTAAGGACTGATTACATGCCAAATAGATTATTTAGATACGATAGTCAACGTTGGGTGAAAATGGAAGATAACGTTAGAATGTCTATGACAAATTCAGATACAAGACAAACACAAAAAACAGGATTTATTAATAATACTGCATCATCTACCATTGGTGGCGAAACAGTTGAAGAAAGACAAAGTTTAAGTAAAGCACTTAAACCAAAGGCAGATAATTAATGCAACATTTTTACGACGGACAAATTAGAAGATATCTTACTCAAATAATTAGACTAATGAGTAATTTTTCTTATAAAGATGGGGACGGTAAACTTACACAAGTTCCTACAATGTATGGTGATATAACTAGACAAGTTGCTAGTATCATTAGAGACAATAGCGAGAACAAAATACCAAGTGCACCACGTATTGGTGTTTACATACAAGACCTAGCAATAGACAGGGATCGCACTGCTGATCCAACTTATACAAGTAAAGTACACATTAGAGAACGTGCTTTCGATAGCGAGTCTGCTGAATATTTAAACACACAAGGTAAGAATTATACAGTTGAACGCTTAATGCCAACACCATATAATTTAACTGTCAAGTGTGATATTTGGTCAACTAATACAGATCAAAAATTACAAATTATGGAACAGATATTAATGCTGTTCAACCCTAGTTTAGAAATACAAACTACTGACAATTACATTGACTGGACTAGTTTAACAGTTGTAAATTTAGATAGTGTTACATTTAGTAGTAGAAGTATACCAGTTGGAACTGAATCAGAAATAGATGTTGGTTCACTTGTGTTTTCAACACCAATATATCTAGCACCTCCTGTTAAAGTCAAGAAGATGGGTGTTATAACAAACATTGTTATGAGTATATTTGATGAAAGCAATGGTACAATTAGTTTAGGCAATGATGGTCCGTCCTTAGGTGCGTACAATGATAAGCAAGGACTAGAAGCAGAAACTAGTATGAAAGAAACTGCTAAAGGTAAAAAATCTCCAAGCACATTACAAAAAGCGGGTAATGAATCAGTTGTGTCTACAACTTACAAAAATTATGATTTAATTGTGTTAGGCACTACAGCAACGCTAGGACAAAATGGAAATACTGGAGTAGAAGAATGGGAACAATTCTTCAAAGCAATGCCTGGCAAATATAATGCTGGTGTATCTCAACTACAATTGAAACGCACTGACATGGCTTCTAGTGTTAATGGTACAGTTGCTATTAATGCAACTGATCCAACACAGTTGATAGTTAATTGGGATAGTGATACTATACCAAGCAATACAATTATAGAAGGTCCTACTAAAACTGCTGGCACTGTAGATTTTATTATTGATCCACAAAAATTTAATCCTACACAAGATAAAGCAGTGGGTATACGTCTATTAATACTTGATGATATAGGTAACCAAAATCAAACAAACTTAGGTTTATCAATAGGTCCAACTGCTTGGAAAAACGCAAACGGCACTGATTTTATAGCTGGTGCTAATGATATTATTGAATGGACAGGTACTGCATGGGAAATCATATTTGATGCTAGTGCAAATGCTACAGACAATATTGTATATACAACCAATCTAAACACAGGTGTACAGTACAAATATGTAGATGCTGAATGGGTATTGAGCTTCGAAGGCGAATACCAAAACGGAAGCTGGCGTATAGTACTGTAAAATAAGTACTTGCATGCCGGATATATCATGCAGTGGAGCCCTATTATATTCATTAGAAACAAAACGTTTCTTGATGCTCCACAGAACAAAAACAAAACAAAATAACGTTTGGGGCCTTGTAGGTGGCAAGGGTAAAACAGCTGAGACACCTTGGAAGACACTTCAACGTGAAATAAACGAAGAACTTGGTTTTGATCCAGAAATTATCAAATCAATACCTTTAGAAACTTTTGTTTCTAATGATGAAAGATTCAATTTTCACACATACCTTTGCGTAGTAAAGAAAGAATTCATTCCAACACTTAATGATGAGCATGATGGATACGCTTGGGTAAGTTTTGGTAAGTGGCCAAAGCCTTTACACTTAGGTTTACGTAATACTCTACAAAGTAAACAAAATATTACAAAATTACAAACAGTTTTTGACTTAATACAGATATTAGAAAAAGATGAATAAAGTTTTAGTAATCGGTGATGTCATCATCGACAAATATATTTACGGCACTTCAAGTCGGATAAGTCCAGAAGCACCTGTTCCTGTAATAACTTATATAGAAGAAAAAGAAACAAAAGGCGGTGCAGGACTTGTTTATGAAAATCTAAAAAGTTTGGGTGTAGATGTAACTATGTTCGAAACTCAAGGACAAGTTAGTGTCAAAACAAGAATAATGTGTGATGGACATTACATTACACGTATAGACGACGACAAGCCAGCAAATGGAATGGATGTACTAAAACAAGTCCAAGAAACAGATTTTTCTCAATATGATTATGTTGTGTTAAGTGATTATAACAAAGGCGTATTAGATGAAGCAAAAGACATTATTAAACATATTAACAAGTATAATTGCAAAGTAATTGTTGATCCAAAAGAAAATGCTTGGTTCTATGAGAACGCTTGGCTAGTGAAACCTAACTACAATGAATTTCATGATTTAGGTTTTGATGAATGGCAAGGTAACATTATTACTACTAATGCAGGCGAAGAAGTAATTGCTAATATTGATGGTAAAAACTATGAAGTAGAAGTAGATAATGTTGAAGTTTCAGATGTTACAGGTGCAGGAGATTGTTTCCTAGCAGGCTTTGTATATGCACTAACACAAGGTTATGATTATGAAACTTGCTTAAAAGTTGCTGTCAAAGGATCAACTGAAAGTGTAAAGCATAGTGGTACTTACATTTTAACAAAACAAGATGTTGAACATACAATAGTGTTTACAAATGGCTGTTTTGATATAATACACAAAGGACATATTGAGCTATTAAAGTATGCATCATCTCTAGGACATGAACTTGTTGTAGGATTAAACAGTGATAAAAGTGTAAAAAAATTAAAAGGTGCAACTAGACCATACAATGATGAGAAAACAAGATATGAAACACTGTTTTCTTTGCCTTTTATCAAAAAAGTGGTTGTATTTGATGAAGAAACACCGTATAATATAATAAAACAAATCAAGCCTAAGTACATAGTAAAAGGCGGTGATTATACTGTAGAAGAAGTTGTAGGACATGACTTAGCAGAAGTAAGACTGTTTCCTACTGTAGAAGGCTACAGTTCAAGTTATACAATTGGAAGAATAAATGAAGATACTAGTAACGGGTCATAGAGGATTTATAGGACAAAATATAGTCCATTATTTTTTAGGTAAAGGACATAAAGTTGACGGTTTTGATTGGGTACCTAATATAATACCTGATGTAACTAGATATGATTGGGTAATTCATCTAGGTGCTATAAGTGATACAACAGAAAAAGATGTAGACAAAGTTTGGGCACAAAATTTTGAATTTACAAGTAGATTAATACAAGTTTGCGATCAATATGGTGTAAATTTACAATATGCAAGTAGTAGTGCAGTTTATGGTCCTGGTATGGACGGCTTTAGAGAAGACTCAAAATGCCTGCCTCAAACACCTTATGCTTGGAGCAAATATTTAATTGATAAAAGTATTAGAGATGTTGGAGTAGAAAATTTTCAAACAATAATTCAAGGATTTAGATACACAAATGTATATGGTCCGGGTGAAGGACATAAACAACATCAAATGAGTATGATTAGTAAATGGCAGGATCAAGCAACACGTAATGGATGTATTATAGTGTTTGAAGATAGTGATTGTTTCAATAGAGATTTAATTTGTGTATATGATGTTTGTAAAATACACGAAGCAATGATGGAAAAAGATGTAAGTGGAATATTTAATTGTGGTACAGGTAAAGCAGTTAATCTTGAAGATACTGCACAAGTTGTTGCTAAAAAATATAACGCAAGAGTTATACACGAACCTATGCCAATAACACTACGTCCACAATACCAAGTGTTTACAGAAGCTGATATGACAAAAATAAAAGAGCATATAGAATTACCTAAGTTTTGGTCAGTAGAGGAATATTTAAATGATACAAGTGTTTGATAATGTATTAGATTTCAATAGTTTTGAACATGCTCAGGTTGCTGTCATGGAGCAGACACCATTTAAATTTGGATGGCGTGATAGACGTACTACTGATGAAGTTTATCTACATAGTAGACTAGATTTAGAAGCATTAAACGAACTTAAAATACTACAACACTTAACACATGAAAGATATAAAAAATTTATAAAGCCGACACTTTTTGACTTTGCAATAGTTAATTGTGACAATATAGGCAGTGTGCATTACAGTCATACACATAAAGATACAAATGTATTTTTATTATATCTTAACGAAACATGGAATCAAGAATGGGGAGGAGAGACCCTATTTTTTGACAAAGAAAACGGAAAAGAAATTGAATTTGCTTGTACACCTAAACCTAATAGAGCTATTTGGTTTGATGGTGAAATACCACATAGTATTAGAGCACCAATAGTTAACAAATGGAGATTTAGTATCTCATTATTTTTTAGGAAAGAACAATGACACAATTAAAAGGTAAAATCGATAAAGGTTGGGGCTTTGAATTAATTTGGGCAACTAACGACAAGTACTGTGGCAAAATAATGGTTTTTGAAAAAGTAGGAAGTAAATTTAGCCTACACTTTCACAAAGAAAAAGACGAAACATGGTTTGTAAATAACGGACGTTTTTTACTTAAATGGATTGATACAAAAGATGCTACACTTCATGAGAAAGAACTAAAAGAAGGCGATACATGGCATAATCCTCCATTACAGCCACATCAATTAATCGCAATGGAAGCAGGTAGTAGTGTTACAGAAGTAAGCACTGCTGACAGTGTAGAAGACAATTATAGAATAGTAAGAGGAGATTCACAGTCTGTGGAAACTGACGTAGTAGAAACTCCTACTGAAGATTAAGCCTGAGCTTCACCCCACTTAATAATAATATTAGCGTTAACTGCCGCACCTGACGTTTTATAAACGTTTACTGCTAGGACATCTGGTCCATTAGGGAAAGTACCTCTACCACCTAGTGTAGTATTTGTAAGTTCTTTCAATGTTGCCAAATCTAGATTTGAACGTTCACCCGGTGTAGCAATAAATGAAAATACTGTTTCACCTGGCTGTGCATACGGAGGTTGTCTAAAGATAAAGTTAAAAGCATCTCCTGGTTGTACAGTACCTGTTGCCGCATTATTGAATGATACTTTATAGTAAATTACAAATTCGCCTGGAACATCTGGATCACCAAATGTTAGTGGTCCTTCAACTGCTGATACATATGTACCTGAAGGGAATGAAATATCGCCTTGGTCAGTTGGTGGAGTATCTAGCTCTGTACCTGCTTTTGCTCCTGCCGCTTCCCAACTTGCTTGTGTAAACAATGCAAAGTTTCTGTTTTCACTGTCGCCACCAAAAGCAAATGTTACGTTTTGGTTATCTGCTAAGTTACTTGTAGAAGTAGAACTAAATCTTACAAATACATAACTGTTGTAGTTTGTAATCTGTGTAATTGTAGTTCCGCTTGAGAATTTTGAATCGTCAACTTCACTACCAACTTCTAAGTTTTTATCTAAGAAGCTAGGATAGAAGTACGCATAGTTTCTACGTCTATTAGCCTGGAATGTGTTCATCTGTGCGTTTACTTGTGTTCTTGGAATAATTGTTGCTGTAGCAGTTGTACTTGTGTCACCACTGTTCCATACAACAGAACCACCTGAAGCAACTTGAGCAAAACTAGGCTGTCCACCTTGTGCTAGTCCTGACAATCCCTGCCAACCAACGTCTGCTGGATTCAATGGATAGTTTTGTGGATTTAGAATACCTTCAACAACTATACCACCTAAAATTTTATTTGCACTGCCATCTTCACCGTCTGATGTAATCTCCATAGACTGCATAAGCAACTGAGCTCTGTTTAGTAGTTCTCTATCACCTAAGTCTCCAACAATAGCATTACTAACACTAGGTGCTAGACGTAGCAAGAATGCTGTTTGTCTTGTTGTACTAATATTAAGTCCTGTTTCTGTGTAAGAGAAAATGTAACCTCTATCTTCATCAAAATTACCATCTGTAATAAACGCTGAACCCCAGTGTGATATAAGTGGTGTTATAGTATTACTTACAAGTACTACACCTGTTTTTACATCATGTGTTGTTGCAGGACCTGCTGTGTACTGTCTTTGAGCACCAGCTTGGAAGTTAAACATACTTACTGCTCTTGTTAATCCTGTTAGTCTATTATTTGCATAATCAACACTACTAAATGCTATTAGCTCATTGTCAATATAAACTGTTCCGCTTGTTGGAAAGAAACGTGCATCATCTAATGGAACAAACGCAGTATTATCTGACATGTTCGCAGAAAGTTTTGCACCTGGTCCTTCGTTAGTTACTTCATAACGTACAGGCAAGTTACCTGATCTCATAAATGCTTCTGTGTTAACGTTTGAGTTACGCATTCTATGTGCAAACACAAAGTTACCGTCACTACCACGTAGCATCCAATCAATAAAACCAGCACCATACCAACTGTACTGTATACCAATCATCTGCATGTATGCAATATCAATGTTATATCCACTTGGTCCTGTACCGTCTAATCTATCTAAGTTGAATTCATCTTGTTTAACTTTTTTGTCTGTAACTAAACATACTTTTGCGGCATAAACTTCATTTACACCTCTATAGTCTGGTGTGACTGACATAGATGTTTGTGATGTTACATGTGAAACAACATGTGTCATTCCTCTTATAACAATTCTATCACCTGCTTTTAATTGATCTCTAAACTTTGTACCATTACCAGTAACTAAATTACTGTCTGGGCTTACTGCAATAGTACCTGCAATCTGTTTTGTACTTGTACGCTGTGCTACTGTAATATTAGAGCCATCGTACTCCCAATAAATTCCGTTTTGGTCATCAAAGATACCCGAACGTACAGTTGCACCATGCCATCCTGTTACAGCAACCTGTGCCGCAAAACCTAATGTTGCAGTAATACTTCCTAAACGTCTAGTACCTAATACTTGGAATGTTCTTTCATTTACTACCTGTGTAACAGTATAGTTACCGTTGTAGCCTTCTGTTTCAACACCAATTAATCTTACTTTACCGCCAACTTGCATACCGTGATCATTGTCATCACAAGTAACAGTAATTGTACTACCTACTTCAGTACCATTTGAAGTTGCACTTGCTATATCATAACTTGGAGCAAATAACGCACCCGTTGTATACATGATACCTTTACCTGACTGATATCTAATATACTTTTTACTTTGACGTATTGCTTGTGATCCGTGTTGTGGACCGCCTGTTCCTAACTGAACACCGCCATCGTATGGTCTATGTATAAAGAATGAATCTGGACGTAAGTAAATGTTTGCAAGTATACTATCGTTACCTGTTGTAGTAATTGCTCCTGGAGCTCTTGCTGGAAATCTTAATGTATTTTTTGTAGGAACTTGCGTAGCAATAAACGCACCTGATGCTAAAGCATGATTGTTTGAACCGCCTACATCTCCATCATCTGAACTTACTGTTGTAATAAATGTTGCACCTGGTACAATTCCGTGTGGGTTAGGGAAAGTTGCTTCTAATGTTGCTAACGCTTCAAAAGGAACTATTTCTCCTGCTGTAATAGGAGCAGTTGTAAATTCAGACATAGTAACGGAGTTAACCAGTGATAAACTATCACCTGCAATACTTGTACCAGTTACAGTTGCAGTAGTAATTGCACCTGTGCTTGCACCTGTTACAGTAACAACAGCATCATTTGCTGGTGTTGCTCCACCTAATGCAGTACCTAGTATAGTAATTTTGTTACCTACTCTATAATTTGTTCCGCCTGTGTCTATAGTTACAGTTGAATAACTTGATCCGCTTCTTGTTACATTCAATGATGCACCTGCACCATTATTTGCAACGTTTGTACCTGCTATGCCAGTAAACACACTTGCTAATGTGCTTGGTGTACCTGACACACTTACTGCTTGTACTTCACCTAAGTTGCCAACTGTAGTTACAGTTAGTGTTAAATCATTTGCTGGAGTAGATCCTCCTAATTGGCTTCCTTCAATTAAAAATTCTTGTCCTAAGTGATAATCTGTACCAGCAGTTGCAATCGCCGCTACTGTGTATGCCGCGCCATCATTTTGTATGTTAAATGTAGCACCAGAACCTACTAAGTCACTACCGCTCTTACCTACAAACGAACCACTGTCAGCCGCTGTAGCAGTTGAAGATACGTCAGGACCTTCTAATCTAAATCCTATTACTTCACCACTTGCGCCTACATCGTTAATTCTTAAAACTAAGTTGTTTGTCGGAGCAGTACCGCCCATATCAGCACCTGAACAAGTGATTGTGTCTGCTGTTGTATAACCTGTACCAGCCGCCGCTATGTTGACAGAGTAGTTACCGCTTGATGCAGTAACACTAAATTCAAAGCCTGAACCTGAACCACCAGTGTAACTTAATTCACTGCTGTTAAAGTTGTATGTTCTGTCATCTGCTGGCGGTACACCAATTGACCAGTCAGCTGTATCAACACTTGTACCTGTAATATTTCCTGTGCCGTCTACACTTGTTACTTTAAATATAAAGTCGTTTCCGCCTGCACTTTGATTACCGTCTTGTCCTGTACCTGGCAATACTTGGCTACCTAAAATTCTAATTCTATCGCCAACTTTGTATCCTGTACTGTTATTTGGACTTGTTAAAGTTACGCCATCATATGCACCATCTGAATATGTAATATCTATTTGCGGAAGTGTGCTACCACCGTCGTTTTGATATGTAGTTGTAGGATTATTATATGTTATAGCACCATCTAGAGCAGTACCTGCAATAGTTACTCCTGTAATACCGCCGCTACCATCTACTGTTGAAACTGTAATAGTTGCATCATTTGCTGTAGTAGTACCTCCTACTAAATTACCTGCTACAAGTATTTGATCACCTACAGCGTATCCACTACCTGCTTGTGATATAGTGTCTACTGAATAAGTTGTTGATGCTTTACTAACCGTAAATTCAGCATTAATACCTGCCGCAGATGTAGTTGTACCGCTTACTGCTGTGTATGTTTGCTGACTTTGTGTAAGTGCCGCTGTAAACTCGCCACTCATTGTAACTGTTTGTCCTGTAACATCTGTTACGAAAATACCATCGCCTGTACCATTATCTGCCGCTAGTCCAACAACAATTCCTGTTGTGTCTGCAACGTCAAAAGTTGTGTCACCTATGCCAATATTAGCAGTAGTCACTGGCACTAATGCGTTACCAGTAGGTGTACTCGATACACCAGTAATCTGTGCACCTGTTGGAATATCTGTGTAAACAACCGGAGCACCAACTTCTGGAACATCTCCTGTAAATGCTAATCTGTTTTCACCTGTTTGTGCCGCTAATGATAATGTCATGTTACCAGCAGTACCGTTACTTACAACAGTAACATCTGGTAGTCCAACTGCCGCACCTGTGTAAAAATCACCTTTACGTAATTGTGTGTATGTAGTTGACAATATTTGTCCATCAACTGTACCAACTTTTGCTTTAGCGTAATATGTAAATGTATTGTTAGTAGGAACAGTTGTAATTACAAAACTACCTTCAGCTCTACTTGCACCAGTAACACTATCTTCTAATGCTTTAATTGTAATTGGCGTGCCAGGAATAAATCCATGTGAGCCTTGAGTTGTTACAGTAATTAATGAAGCACCAATTCCTTGTGTACCTGATGAAGCATCTGTCGCCACTGTTGCAACTTCTGTATCTGTACCTGGTATCTCATATATTGAAGGATAACCTCTTTGTGTTCCTATTGCTGACCACTTCGTAGGCTGTAGTCCATACTCAAAGTCAGCGTCAAGCATACTTAATGGTGGAGCCATACGCATACGTTCGATAGCGTCTGTACCAAAGTCATATGGTCTAGTTCTTATCTCTGGTGTTTCTACATAAATTTGTACATCATCTGTTTCTTCATGTGCTGAAGTGTTAAATTTGAAGTTAAGTGTAACAACACCATCGGTCATTTGTAAATATTTTTTAAAGTCGTCATCTGCGTCTCTGTTAGCAGATGTAAAGTCATATTTTATTGTATAACCACTACTGTCTCTTGGAATATCATCTGTCTTAAGTGCAAGAGTACCGCCTCTAGCCGGATCACTAAAATTATAAACTATTTCATTACGTGTACTGTTTGTAATTAAAAGTATATCACTTAGATCATAATTGCCTTCAAATCTTACATGACCTAATCCTTTATTTTCTAATGTAGGTAATGCACTTAGTCCTGTTTGGATTGTACTAATAACTATTCCTGATAGTGTGCTAATTCTTGTAGCACCTGCACCCTCAGCTGTTTTACTTGTGTCAACAACTTGAGCTATTTCTGTTTGATAAGGTGTGCTTTGTGCAGTATTTGTTAAAATATTATTGTTGATTAAATCTCTTGTAAATTCTTTTGCACGTATTTCTGGAAGTCTGTCGCCATCAACTTGAGCTACGCTACCTTCCCAGTATGTGCTTGCAATTCTGTATGTTTCTTCATTACCATTATAGCGTAAGTCATGTAACCATGCTGTTAAATTAAATCCTGTATCACGTTCACACTTTTCTTGGTTGTAAGAATAAGCCGCTTCTGGAGTAACATCTGCAATTATAGTAGTTTGGTTTGAGTCAATAGCATTGTAAGCAGTTGTTAAACTTGCACTTACCCAACCAATACTAGGTGCTGTTCTTGTAACTAAATCAATTGAACCTGCTGTAGTAATTTCATTTGTTGTGTAATCAATTAAAGCATTCCAATTAATATTGTTTATATCACCTATTGCCGCTCCACCTGAAGTGTTTTGAGAAACGTTGTTACCTGTTTGTGCTGTAACTGTTGTTCCTTGAATAACTGCTAAACCAATTGTTTTGAAATGTGCAACTGCCGCAAGCATAGCTGTTTGGTATTCTTCTTTACCAATTTCACTATATGTTACCATACCTTTTGCCGCGTCCCAACTTGCCGCGTTACCGCCATACAGTATGTCGTATGTAGCCGCCATTGTTAAAATTTTGATATCGTTTTCAAATAAATCTTGATCGTAACCTAGTGTAGGATAATTTACATTTACATAAGCACTTACATCATTAACAATAAAATTTAGGTTAGCATTTAATTGATCTTTTGCCGCGGCGTTATCTGCATTAACACTACTTGGTTCTGCCCAAGTAACTGTGTCAGCACTTAAATAACCATTCTGTGCTATGTCGATTACTTCGTCCCATGCCGCATTTAATCTTGCTACTGCTGTTGCATCAGCTTTGACGCCACTAAGATCTGCGAATCTTGCTTTAGCATTTACTAGAGTATTGACAACAGTGTTGCTGATATCAATAGAATACTGCTCCATTGTTCCTTGGAACACTGCATTATAGTTTGTGCCAAACGCCATATCGTATTGTGTAGCGTCTGTAATGTATCCTAAGTCTCTAATACATTTTGCTCTATTGAATAAAAAATCTGTGTTGCCGTTATTTACTTGAGCTTGTATCCATGCCGCAACTTCCTTTTTTATAAAATTGTAGTTTTGGTTGATTAAACTCCAAGCATTTGGATATGCATTGTCATCTAAACCCAATCCTGGTCTAAACACATAATTTTCTATCTTTTTCTTTGCCATTCTTTTTTATACTCCAAGTGCTATTGATAAAGCTATAGCCTGACTATCAACGTAACCTTTTGTAGTTACGTGGTTGTTAATTGTTGGTGCTTGAGCAGATGTTGGTACACTATTAAAAGTAAGTGAACCATTTACTGTTGCACCGTCTGCATTTAATACTGCCGCAGTACTATCGCCTGCCGGGACAATATCAAGTTCATAAAACTTTGCTTGTCCTGGTGTAGTCTGGCCGATATCCATATTATCTATAGATCCAGTATTTGTACTTGCTACAGTAACTATACCGTTAGCAACTCTTAAATTTGATACACTACTTTGTGTAACATTAAAGGTTGTGTTTACAGATAGGTCTGCAATATTTTCAAAAGGATTAGTAGTTTCGCCGCCACCGCCGCCTTCTTCTTCTCCGTCGTCAACTGTTCCAACAAAAGGAACACCATTCAGTAGGATTTGTTTAATGTCAAGAATTTCTCCAACTAATTTACCGTTGGTGTCAACGGAAAACTTAGGACTTTCAAAACCTTGTTCTGACTTAAACTTTTTTGAATTAACTACTGCGACCATTGTCTATCCTTAAATACTGCTTATGTCTTTAACAACAATATTACCTCTCATTGAACTGTGTACAGTACATTGATAAGCATAAGTGCCGTAAGTGCTTGCTGGTATCTTCCAGTAAAGTGTACCATCTGTCTTACCTTGTGCTGAACTTCCTGTACTTATATTACCACTTGAGTCAACGTGTACAAGTCCTTCATTATAAGCAAGTCCACCACTCGTCTCAATTTGGAATGGATGGTTTCCTAATGAGGAATCATTTAAATCAAAAGCAATAGTAGTTCCACTTATTGCATAAATGCTTGGGTCTTGACTTGAACCATATTGATCAAATAAGTAACCTGAAGAGCCTGCCGCTGTAACTGTTAATCTAGTTATAGCAGGAAACGCTACTTGGTCAATGTTAATATTATTGTTATCAATTAAATTTGATGAACCATCAAAGTGTGCCATTGCACCTGCATTTGGTGAACTAATAGTTGTGTCACTTAGACTTGCAAGTGTAGGTGCTGTTCCGGAATATGCAATAGTAATTGTGTCTCCAGTAACAGATGTTGTTATGTCTGTACCACCTTGAACTGTAAGCGTATCTGTTGTAGTATCAGCTTCTGCAATACCGCTGTCACCTTGTACAAAACTAAATGCATTTTGGTTTGCTTCACCTGATAGTGCGTCACCTGCATAGTTAATTGTTACTGTGTCACCAACAACAGTTGTTGAAATATTTGTACCACCTGCAATAGTTAATGCATCAGTTGCACTATTAGCAGTTGTAGTACCGTTGTCACCGTTTACTGTTTCAAATAAATTTTGTGTGCCGCCTGCACTAACAGTAGTAAAACTAAAATTACCGTTACCATCTGTTTTCAAAACTTGATCAGCACTTCCGTCTACAATACTTAAATCTGTAAGTGCAGTTGGTATAGTTGGCTTGTTACTAAAGTTGTTCCAGTTTAAATAGTATGAACCATCTTGTCCGTCAAGTGTATCAGCGTCTGTTCCACTTCCACCTGTTGTTACATCAGTACCTGGTGCCCATTTTGCTCCATCCCATTTTAGAACTGCTCCAGTGAATGGCGTTACTGAAGTAGTATCTACATCTGTTAAAGAGTCAATGCCACCGTTGTATGCTACTGCTGATAGCGGATCTGTATAGTTTGGAATTGCTCCACCGCTTGTATCTAAAAGTAGTTGTCTCCATTGGTTGCTGTGTGCAACTACAACGTTACCTTCTTGGTGTACGTGTAATATTGCTCCATGGTAGTCAGCAGGGTTAATTGCGTTTTTTTCTGCTGTGCTGGAACAAAGGAAACTAATTTTGTTAATTTTGTCTGCTACAGGAGGAACGTCAAGCTCTAAACTTGAGTTAACTATATCTTTTAAGTTTGATCCATCACCTAGCGAATCGTATATTTCGTTTGTATTTGCGTTTATTTTGGTAGCGCCTGCTCTGATGTTATCACCGGTTCCATCGTTTGCGGCTGTACCTATATTGATTATGCTTTTTGCCATTTCTTATGTCCTATCAAATGTTACTGCTGTATTATCAAATGAACCACCAGTCTCATCAAATGTATTTATGCTTCCTGTATCAGTACTGGTATCAGCAACGGCGCTTGGCGCAACTAACTGATGTATAGTTTCTGCATACGTAGCATGGTAGATTAACTTCGCCCCTGCATAAATGCTTGCCGCTGGATTCACAATCACTTTGCATATTGTCTCATCTACTACTACACTGATGTTTATTAAATCGTTTGAGAGCGAAGAACGTCCATACACATTAAAACTTGCTCTGTCTGGTCTTGCAACTACTGATAATTGTAAGATTTCCTTTTCATTGCTATCAAACTCTACTGTGATTTGGTAAATTGCACTGCTTATTTGCCCAACATGGAATTGATCCATTACAGTGTTTGAATGTACGCCTAGCCAATTACCTCTATAGGAGAAATTGCTTCTATTTGCTAAGTGTATTGATTCATTTACACCCTTGCTGAATAAATTTGATACTGTCTTGTTCATATGGAGCTCCTTACTGTATTTATCCAGTAAGGGCAGTTAAGCTCTCTGCGAATTCTAATAGGTTTTCGTACACTTCTGTTTGTTTTTTCAGATCTTTGTTAGCAAAAGTGTTAAGTTTCTCAAGAGTTTCGTTACCGTACCCAGTTTTCACTAAAACAGGCTTTGCTTTCGCCTTTACAGCCGCCTTAAGGTCTGATATTTTGTCTCCTATGTATAATCCGTTCTTCCAATCTACTCCAATTTCCTTTTCTGCTCTGCGAAACATTCCGATATTTGGCTTTGCGTAAATATCATCTTTCAAATTAGTAGTACTGTAATATAATCCGTTAATACTATTGCAACCTATTTGGCCTAGCAATTTTAACATATAATTGTGTACAATATCAACATCCTCAGGCATCATTTCCTTCTTCATTATGCCTGCTTGATTGGTTAATATTACAACATCATATCCTTTGTCTCTAATCATTTTAATTGCTTCTAAACTTCCGGGTATAGGTTCAAATTGTTGTGGGTTTTTTACATACGTTCCAATATCTTTATTAATTGTGCCGTCTCTATCTAGTCCAATTACTGGTGGGTTGCTAGTCATCTGACCATCCTATCTTATCTGCGTTAAGTTCTATCCAGCCAAGTTTACTTAAGACTGGCAAATAGTTTTCTGTTAGTTTTGTTTGATAATGTTCTGCTAATTCAATTGCTTTTTTGTTAAGTTCTTTTTCACCTAGCAGGGGTAAAATATTTTCTTCTAAGTATTTTGCGTATTCAAATGGTAAAGGATGCATTTCTGCTCTTGCTTCGTCCATTTTATCTCCCATATTTGCTAATGTCATTGGCCTGCCGTTTACATAACTTTCAGGATCTTTAGGATTGTAACCGTTCCAATCCATTATTGCTGGAGCATCTGTTTTTAAATATTCTTTATATTGATTTAATATACCATTTATACTTTTTGGCGATAATGATTGGCTGTAATCAAGATTGCTATCCTTATCTGACAAATCATTATAGTGATCTGCGTATGAAAATTTAATATATTTGCAACCTTTGGACTTTAGAAACGTATCAATGCTTGCTATCATTGCACAATCTCTCATTACACAGTAAACTTGATCCGCCCATTGATATTGATCTGTGTAATCAAAATTATTTAATGTCATAGGCTCATGTTTTAGTTGTCCATGATATAAATTTCCTGCATTATGCCAGCCGGTACCTTCAATCCATCTATCATCTCGCAACATACTTGTCCATTGCACTATAATTACATCATCTTTTGTAAAATTGTATATACTATCTGCTTCAAATATACGTGTAAAGATATATTGATTACCTGCGCCGCTCTTGCCCCAATTCTCTGACTTAGAAAATTTATCACCGTAGTGCCAAATTAGTAAATCGGCCCAGGTAGGATAAAAGAACTGTGTCAAACTGCAACCAAAAGTAAATAACCTACCCATTAAGTAACCTTACCAAACGTATTACTTCTTTATGTGGTAGAGTTTTATAATTCTTTCTACTGTATTCTAAGTCATCTATTACTTGCTGAGCTAATCTTTTTTGGTCCTGTGGCAACATTTCATATTGCTTCTTAATTTGCTCTATGTCAAACAGTCCTAAGCCATGTAAAACTAATATGTAATGCATTTTTTGGAATAATTTGTAATCTGTTCCTTGATCGAAGTCACCGTTAGTGGGCAATCTCATTTTCCATTGACTTAAATTTTCTTCTAGGCCTGGAGGCAGTGGTACATTTTTCTGGTCTTTCCAAAAATCACTATCGTCTCTATCTGTAACATAATGTAATGCAATAAAGTTTCTTATGTCGTCAAGTACTAATCCAATTTCTTTGTTATATTTTTGTATTGTAACATCATTATAGTTTAAGATTCTGTCCGTAAGTAAGAAACTTTGCTGTATGCTAGTACCTATGCTTGTTGCTTCCAAAGGTTCTACAAAACTTGCACTTAATCCTATTGCAACACAATTTTTAATCCACGGATTTTTCACTGCACCTGGATCAAAACTAATTTCTTTACGTACATCTATACCTTCACCTAGCATTTCTTCAACTTCACGCTGTGCTTGATCAGCATCTATATAATCGCTATCAAAAATATAGCCATTACCTTTTCTTCCCCATACAGGTATTCTGAACATCCAGCCATATTTCATTGCCTGTGCTAAGGTCCACATAGGATATGCATCTTCGTCTGGTGTTTGAAATACTATAGCACGTTTCATTCTTAAAAATTTACTATAACTTTCCCATTCTGCTCCTAGTTCATTTAATAACAAACGTTTGAACCCTGTACAGTCGATAAAAAAGTCTGCTTCATAAGTTTTTTCTTTACTGCTAATACTTTTTATGCCGTTATCATCTGTTGTAACATTTTCTATAATATCATCTGTAATCTTAATACCTAATGCTGTTGCTTTTTCATGCAAGTACTCATTCAGTTTGACAGTATTGAAATGAAATTGTGCTACTGGGAAGTCTGCAAGTATTTCTTCTGTTTCATTTGACCAGTATATGTCTCCAGTCCAGCTTTCTCGCTCTACAAGATCCTTTGGATCTTTATCTTCTCCAATTAATTTTCCGTATAGTACAGGATAGTCATGTGCAAGTATATTAAATGCTCCTTCAACTGTTTGTAGGTAATCGTTTTTACCCCAATCTTTGAACATTATACCTGCTTTGAAGGTGGCATCACTTTTTACAAGCATCTCTGCTTTATTAAATCCCATATAGTCAACAAATTCTTTCCAGTGTTCAGTACTGCCTTCGCCTACACCAATAGTTCCTATCTTACTAGACTCAATAATTTGTATGTCTATGCTAGGGTACGCCTTTTTTACAATTAGTGCGGCAACAAATCCAGCGGTTCCGCCTCCTACGACACATATACTTTTTGGTAAATTCACAATCTTCTCCGTTGTACAATATTTATGAACGCCAGACCTATAAATCCTGTACTCTGAATCTCGTAAATACAGTATGCACATTGACAGTAGCCCTATAATAGAATGTAACATAGATAAAATCTTAGTACAGGATCATAATGAGATAAAAGATCAACTTATGCATGTTGTTCACGACTTGTATAAGAGTAATGTTAATTACAATACATCTAACCATAGTAGTGTTTGGACTAGTCCTAACGGATTACAAAGCATACACAGTTTTAACCGCATTGCTTCGGGCCCTGAAATACAAACATATGCAAATTTAATGATGCAGAGATATAAAATTAAAAGTAATAAGCAAATTGCTATAACAGATATGTGGATTACAATTATTCCTCCAGGCGGAAACACTATTCCTAAAAATAGAATCAAAAGTATTGCTACTGGTATCTACTTTTTGAACACTCCTGCAGAAAATGCAAGTATAAATTTTAGAAAACCTATAGATACACATTGGTTTGATAAAACTTACGATCCTTTTAACAGAACACACTATAATTGTCCAGAAGAATTGATACAAATGCAAGAAGGATATATGTATTTCTTTCCTAGTTACATAGAATCCTATCAAACTACTAATGTTAGTGAGCATGAAAGAGTAAGCATTGAATTTATTTTAGATTCTGTAGACAAATGAAACATATAGACCAACTATTTGAAGAAAATAACAAAAATAAATTTAGTTTTTTGCTTTTAGCAAAAGATTTGATTGATCACGACACAATTAATTTTCTAGACAAAGAACTTAGAGAAAAAATTAACGTAGTAAGCATAAAAAGCAGTAAATACAATGAAGATGAATTACAATATGCAATAAGTAAGAGTAATTTTGTAGTAACAGGCTTAGGAACAACCTTAAAACATTGTGTTGATACAAAAACACCTACACTTGTTGATGTAAACTCTAACAAAGTAGAAAAAGTTTACCCAAATTGTATAGATTTTTTTGATCCTTATAGAAATGAAGACACTAAACCTTACTATGCTGATAAAGAGCTTAAATTATTGTTGCAAGAAATATATAATCAACTTGATAGGTATAAAATAGACTATGTCAACTTTTTGTAGTGCATTTTGGAAACATACAAATATACGTCCTGGCGGAAGAGTATATCCTTGCTGTAGATTTAAACATTCTATAGGACAAAGCGACGGTGACCTAGATAAAGTCTTACATAGCGATGCTTATGAAGAATTACGTACATTAAGTTCAGCAGGAGAATATATTTCTGGTTGTGAAAAATGTTATTATGAAGAAAGCATACAACATA